TTTGCCGTATTTCTGGGTGCCGGAGGACACGCTGGATCTGCGCGTCAAGCGGGATCACGTCCCATACGACCTGTGGGAGCGCCAAGGTAAGATCATGACCACGGAGGGAAACGTGGTGCATTACGGTTTCATCGAAAAGTTCATCGAGAGCCTTGGCGAGCGGTTCAACATCCGTGAAATCGCTTTCGACCGCTGGGGAGCCGTCCAGATGGTGCAGAACCTTGAGGGCATGGGCTTCACGGTGGTTCCCTTCGGGCAGGGCTTCAAGGATATGTCCCCGCCCACGAAGGAACTGATGAAGCTGGTGCTGGAGAAGCGCATCGCGCACGGCGGGCACCCCGTCCTGCGGTGGATGATGGACAACATTTTCATCCGCACCGATCCCGCCGGGAACATCAAGGCGGACAAGGAAAAATCAACCGAGAAGATCGACGGTGCCATCGCCGCCATCATGGGTCTTGACCGCGCCATCCGCTGCGGCAACGACACCGGGGAGAGCGTGTACGACACCCGCGGCCTTCTCGTTTTCTGATTGGAGGAATAACGATATGGGCTTTTTTGAATGGCTGGGCATCAGCCCCAGGGACGCCCCCAAGGTCGAGGACAGCGTCCGCGATTCCGGGCAGACCTTCGTCTTCGGCAAAGCGGACTCCGGCGAGACGGTCAATGAGAAGTCCGCCATGCAGATCGCCACGGTGTACGCCTGTGTGCGGCTCCTGGCGGAATCTGTGGCGGGGCTTCCACTGCACCTCTACAAATACACAGACGGCGGCGGCAGGGATAAGGAACGGGCGACCGACCATCCGCTGTATAAGCTGCTATACCGCCAGCCCAACCCGGAGATGACCAGCTTTTCGTTTTTCGAGACTTTGATGACACACCTGCTCTTATATGGCAATGCCTACGCCCAGATCATCCGGGACGGCAGGAACGGCATCGTGTCGCTGTATCCGCTGGCCCCGGAGAACGTCGAGGTCGACCGGGACGAGAACGGGCGCATCTACTACATCTACCACGCATACACCGACGAGGTTCCGGGCGACCGGGACAAGGACATCTTCTTCCGCAGCGACGAGGTTTTCCACGTCCCTGGGCTGGGCTTTAACGGGCTGGTCGGCTTCTCACCCATCGCCATGATGAAGAACAGCCTCGGCACCACGCTGGCGGTGGAGAAATACGGCAGCGCCTTCTTCAAGAACGGCGCGCAGCCCAGCGGCGTCCTGGAGCATCCCGGCGTGTTGAAGAACCCGGAGAAGATACGGGAGAACTGGTCAGACGTGTACGGCGGTGCGAACAACGCCCACAAGGTGGCCGTCCTCGAAGAGGGGATGTCCTACAAAGCCATCTCCCTGCCGCCGGAAGACAGCCAGTTCCTTTCCACCCGGCAGTTCGGCGTAAACGAGATATGCCGAATCTTCCGGGTGCCGCCGCACCTTGTGCAGGACCTTGAACACGCCACCTTCTCGAACATCGAGCATCAGAGCATCGACTTCGTGGTGCATACCCTGACGCCCTGGCTGGTGCGCTTCGAGCAGGCCATTGTGAAAGACCTTCTGCTCCCAGACGAGCAGGATGTGTATTTCCCGAAGTTCAACGTGGACGGGCTGCTACGCGGCGATTACCAGAGTCGGATGCGCGGCTATGCTACGGGCATCAGCAACGGTTTTCTGTCTCCCAACGACATCCGCCGCCTTGAGAACATGAATCTCATTCCTGCGGAAAAGGGCGGGGACGATTACTACCTGAACGGCGGCTATGTCCGGCTTGAGGACGCGGGAAAGAGTGCCGGAGATACACCGGAGCAGGAGAAGCAACCTGAGAAAACGACGAACAGGAGGAAGAAATGAAGAAGTTTTGGAACTGGATTCATGATGATGGCGGGGGCCGCGTCCTTCGGCTGGAAGGACCCATCGACAGCGAGAACTTCTGGGGCGATGAGATCACGCCGCAGGATTTCCGCTCTGAACTGGAAGCCGGGGACGGCGACGTCACCGTCTGGATCAACTCGCCCGGCGGGAACGTGTTCGCCGCCGCCGAGATTTACACCATGCTGAAGGAGTACGCGGGCTCCATCACCGTCCGCATCGCGTCCATCGCGGCTTCCGCCGCGTCGGTGGTCGCTATGGCGGGCGACCGGGTGGAGATGTCCCCCACGGCGCTCCTCATGATCCACGACCCGTCCACCATTGCGATGGGCAACGCCAAGGACATGGAGAAGGCCATTGCAACGCTGAATGAGGTCAAGGAAAGCATCATCAACGCCTACGCTGCCAAAACGGGACTCAGGCACGGCAGGATCGCCGACCTCATGAGCGAGGAGACCTGGATGAACGCCAAGAAGGCGGTGGAGCTTGGCTTTGCCGACGTCATCCTGTACGAGGGCAAGAAGGAAGAACAGGCTGCGGAGGAACCTCCCACAGAGGATGCGGAAATCGAAGCGCAGATGTATTCCACCCGCGTGATGGACATGGCGATCCTGAACCGCCTGGGCGCCATCGGCAAAGCGCCGGAGCCGCCGTCCGCTCCCATGATCGGAATGGACGGCAAAACGGAGGATGGGGCCGTACCCTATCAGATTCTCAGAAACCAGCTGGACTTCCTCAGATGAGGGGCCCGGCTTTTTTCATGCAAACTATATCATTTTTGGAGGGATTTTACCATGAGTAAGATTATCGAGCTTCGCAACAAGCGTAACACCCTGTGGGAGCAGACCAAGGCTTTCCTGGAGGAGCATCGTGATTCCAACGGCCTTGTGGCCGCCGACGCCGTGGAGCAGTACGACAAAATGGCCGCCGACGTGAAGGCCCTGGGCGATGAGATCAAGCGGCTGGAGGACCAGATGGAGATGGACGCCAAACTGTCCGCACCGACCTCCGCGCCCGTCCACGCCGACCCGAAGGCAGGCAGCCGCAAGAGCGCCAATCCCACCGCCACCGCCGAGTACAACGATGCCTTCTGGGCCATGATGCGCGGCAACAACAGTCACGAGGTGCGTGACGCGCTGTCCGTGGGCGTAAACGAGAACGGCGGCTTCACTGTTCCGAATGAGTTTGAAAAGCAGCTCATCCAGGGGCTTGAGGAGAACAACATCTTCCGCACCCTGGCGCACACCATCCATACCAACTCCGGCACCCGCACCATCCCCATCGCCACGGACAGCGGTTCCGCTTCCTGGATCGAGGAGGGCGCGGCTATCCAGGAGTCCGACATGAGCTTTGCCCAGGAGACCCTGTCCGCCTACAAGCTGGGCTGCATGATCAAGGTCAGCAACGAGCTGCTGAACGACAGCGCCTTCAATATCGCCGCCCACATTGCGCAGCGGTTCGGCGTGCGTTTCGGCAACGCCGAGGAGGACGCCTTCATCAACGGCACCGGCCCCTCCGCCAATCCGCAGGTCACGCCCAGCCAGCCCACCGGCATTCTCACCAGCCTGACCGCGTCCGAGGGCAACACCACCGAGGATGCGGTGACCGTCCACTTCGACAACATCTACAAGCTGTACTACAGCCTCAAGTCCCCGTACCGCCGGAAGGCGTCCTTCCTGTGCAACGAGACCCTGTTGCTCCAGCTGATGCTGCTGAAGGACAAGAACGACAACTACATCTGGAAGCCCGGCCTTGAGGTCGGCAAGCCGGATACTATCCTGGGCCGCCCGATCTACACCAGCGGCTATATGCCCGCGCTGACCGGGAAGGCCACTGACGACGCCAGCAAGAAGGTGCTGCTGTTCGGCGACTTCAGCTACTACTGGATCGCCGACCGCCAGAGCCGCACCCTTAAGCGCCTGAACGAGCTGTATGCCGTCACCGACCAGGTGGGCTTCATCGGCACCCAGCGCGTGGACGGCAAGCTGATCCTGCCGGAGGCCATGCAGGTCATGGCCATGGGCAGCGGCGGCGGCAACGGCTGATGATGGGAGGTGCCGGCCATGACGCTGATCACGCTGAGTGAAGCCAGGGAATATCTCCGGGTGGACACAGCGGATGAGGACGCCGTAGTCGGCGCCCTTTTATCCGCAGCTGCCCGGCTGTGCTCGGATGTCGCCCGCCTCACCGATGAACAGTGGGCGGACATCGATTCGGACAAGTGCCGCTCCGACCGCTATTCGGCGGCGGAGCTGGCCGCTGTCCGGGAAACCATGCGCGTGGCGATCCTCTATGCCCTTGGGTATCTGTTTGAGCACAGGGAGGAAGCGGACCACCACGCACTGACGCTGACCCTGCGTTCTCTGCTCTTTGGCATCCGTGAGGGGGTGGTGTGATGGACATTGCGGGGCTGAACACGCGCATTACTATCCAGAGAAACCAGACCGTCATCGACCAGTACAGAAACCATACCTCCGCCTGGACGGACTACTTCTCCTGCTGGGCGACCTGCGTCGCCAGCGGCAAGAGTGCCGAGGAGACACAGAACGCGGGATACACGCAGGAGGCTGATCGCCTCGATATCACGGTCCGCTGGTCCACAGAGACCGCCGCCGTCAACTCAAAAGAATACCGCGTCCTGGTGGGCGGGCACGTCTACAACATCATCAGCATTGATGAAATGGGTTTCCGGCACAACAGCCGGAAATTCCATACCATCCTGACGGAGAGGTGACGCCTATGAGCTACCAGAGAGTGAGCATCGACGAGATGGCGGATGTCATCATGGAGGAGCTAAATAAGTTCGCCGAGACGGGCATTGACGAGGTGAAGAAGGCGGTGAAGAAGGGCGGCAAGATCGTGAAGGACGATATCAACGCCTCCGCGCCTGTCCGCACCGGCCGCTATGCCAAATCCTGGACCTACCGGGTGACCGCCGAGGATTCCGCCAGCATCGAGGTCACGGTGTATTCGCCGTCCCGCTATATGCTGGCGCACCTGCTTGAACACGGCCATGCCAAGCGCGGCGGTGGCCGGGTCCGCGCCATCCCGCACATCGCGCCCGCTGAGGACCATGCCGCGGAGGAGATCGAGCGTGAATTGGAGCGGGCGCTGGGAGGATGAACCTATGACCTATGACGCGATAGTCGAAATGCTGGAGGAGGCCGGCCTGCCGCTGGCCTATGACCACTTTGCCGAGGGCGACTCTCCGGAGCCGCCTTTTCTCATATTCCTGTTCCCGTCTTCGGACAATTTCTCCGCCGACGGGATCGTGTACCAGAGGATAGACGCGCTCCACATCGAGCTGTACACCGACCGGAAGCAGCCGGACGTGGAGAAGCAACTGGAGACCGTGCTGGACCGGCACGGCATTTTCTATGAAAAGACCGAAGTGTGGATCGAAACCGAGCGCCTGTATGAGGTGCTTTACGCCACCGAGGTCTTACGCACCGACTGAAGGAGGGTTTTGAAATGCCTAAGAATAAGGTCAAATTCAATCTGAAAAATGTGCATTACGCGCTGCTGACGCTGTCGGCACAGAACGTGCCGTCCTTCGGCACACCCGTACCGGTTCCCGGCGCGGTATCGCTGTCCCTGGACGCCAACGGCGAGCCGGAGAACTTCTATGCGGACGGCGGCGTGTACTACGTCATCAACAACAATATGGGCTACGACGGTGACCTGGAGCTTGCCATGATTCCGGAGAGCTTCCGCACCGATGTGCTCAAGGAGACCCTGGACGCCAATGGCGTTCTGGTGGAAAACGCCGAGTCCAACCTGGCGGCCTTTGCACTGCTGTTCGAGTTCGACGGCGATCAGAAGCATATCCGCCATGTGCTGTACAACTGCGCGGCTTCCCGCCCCGGCATTGAGGGCAAGACCAACGAGGAGAGCAAAGAGGTGCAGACCGAAACGCTCACCATCAAGGCTTCTCCGCTGCCCGACGGCACGGTGAAGGCCAAGACCGGCGATACCACGGACACCGCGACCTATAACGGCTGGTACGACGCCGTGTACCTGCCCAGCGCGGAGGATGGCGGCGACGACAGCAATGGGGAGGGCTAAGCGATGGCGGTGACAAAGACGATCAGCATTGACGGCCAGGAGGTCACGTTCCGTGCCTCTGCCGCCATTCCCCGGCTGTACCGGGTGAAGTTCCACCGGGACATCTACCGCGACCTGGACGCGCTGCAGAAAGCGATGGAGGGCAGCGACGAGAAGGCGTCCACGCTGGATACCTTCTCCCTTGAGATGTTTGAAAATATCAGCTACATCATGGCGCGCCATGCTGACCCGACTGTGCCGGATTCTCCGGAGGAGTGGCTGGAGCGG